AAGTGACGGTTTCTAAGGGCGAAGACACGGTTACAGCCAGCCGGGAGTAAAAAATGCTTGAACTATTCAGTGGTGGAATCTTTGGCTCCCTTCTCGGGGGCATTTTTCGTCTTGCGCCAGAGGTTTTGAAGTTTTTCGACAAGAAAAACGAGCGTGCCCACGAGCTTTTGATGTTCAACCGCCAGTGCGAACTGGAGCAGATCCGCGGTCAGCAGAAACTGGCCGAAATCGGCGCTGAACGTGATAAAGCCATCGATGTGGGGGTCATGGACGCCTTCAGTGCGGCCATCAACCAGCAGGCCGAGATGGTCAAGGCTGCCGGTGGTTGGGCCGCCAAGCTCTCCGCGTCGGTGCGGCCGGTGGTCACCTACTGGGTGATCGCCCTGTGGTCCTTCGTGCACCTCTGGTTTGCTTGGAATGCGTGGCTCAACGGTGCCCCGCCCAAGGAGGTATTCAATACCATGATGACAGCCGACTTCATGGCGCTGGTGTCCGGCACCATCAACTACTGGTTCCTTGATCGGACGCTCAAGCAGCGGGGCCTATGAATCTGACCTTGGCCGAAGAACTGTGCCGCCGTTTTGAGGGCTTGCACCGGGTCGGCAAGGACGGCCTTATCTACCCCTACATCTGTCCAGCGGGGTTCGCTACGCAGGGTTTCGGAACGGTCCACAGGCCGGATGGCAAGAAGGTCTCGATGGATGACCCTCCGATCACCAAAGAGACGGCCGAGGAGTGGCTCAAGATGGAACTGATTAATACCTACGCACCGGGTGTCCGTAGGCAGTGTCCAATCCTCTTCACCTTGGCCATCGCTCAAAACGACTGGGCCAAATTCTGTGCGATTGTGGACTTTGCGTATAACCTCGGGGTGGGCCGACTTCAGACAAGCACGTTGAAGCGCAAGATCAACGCGCAGGATTGGGAAGGGGCCAAAGAGCAACTCATGCTGTGGACTCGCGGTGGTGGCCGAGTGCTCCCCGGCTTGGTCCGCAGGCGTCAAGCTGAATGCGCTTTAATGGGGTAACAAAATGAGCACCGCAACCAAGACCAATCCCGACAAATGGAAGCGAATAGTCGCCTCAGTTAAAGCCTCCGATAAAGGCGGCAAGCCGGGTCAGTGGAGCGCACGTAAAGCGCAACTTGCAACCCAGAAGTACAAAGCCTCCGGAGGGGGTTACAAGGGGCCTAAAAAAGCCGATAATTCACTCTCAAAGTGGACGCGGGAAGATTGGGGCACAAAATCTGGAAAACCGTCTACTCAAGGTCCTGAAGCTACCGGCGAAAGGTACTTGCCCAAGGCAGCACGAGAGAAGCTAACACCTTCGGAATACGCGGCAACTACCAGAGCCAAGCGAGAGGGTTTGAGGCAGGGGAAACAGTTTGTGTCCCAGCCTGAGTCGATCAAGAAGAAGGTGTGGTGATGACTGCTGCGGCCGTAATGACCTATGACAGCTTGGTAGAGAACATCCGCACCTATCTGGAGCGCACCGACCAAGCTACTCTCGACAAGATTCCCCTGTTCATCATGCTGGCCGAGCAGGTGATTGCTTCCCAGATCAAGTTTCTGGGCAATATGACGGTCCAGCAGAGCACAATGGTACAGGGCGCCAATATCATAGATAAGCCCGCCCGCTGGCACAAAACCGTCTCCATGAATATCACGGTGGCCGGTAAGCGGTACCCGGTTCTGCTCCGCAGGTATGAGTATCTGCGCGAGTATTGGCCAGACCCCGCGTCTACCGACGTGCCGAAGTTTTACTGCGACTACGACTACACCCATTGGATGGTGGCGCCGACACCGGATGCCGCCTACAACTTCGAGGTGCTGTACTACGAGCGCATCCAGCCGCTTGAGTCTTCCAACCAGACCAACTGGTTCACCATCTACGCCCCGCAGGCCCTGCTCTACGGCAGCCTGTTGCAGGCCATGCCTTTCCTGAAGAACGACGAGCGCATGGGTATGTGGCAGCAGCAGTACGACGCCATCATGCAGACGCTCATGGCCGAGGACAAGCTCCGCGTGGCAGACCGTCAGGCAATTGCTGTGGATTCCTAAGGACCCGACATGAGCTACAACTCACCTTTTACCGGCAACGTCGTCCAACCTACGGACGTCTCCTATCGATCAATCACGCTGTCGGCCAACCTTCAGCTTGAGTGGCCAATCAACGGCAACGCGACAGACGACGCGGCTGCTCGAATCATGCAGGTCACCGCCACAACCGGCGGCCTTGAGCTTCGCATGCCCCCGGCCAATCAGGCATCGGTCGGCATGGACGCGATGATCCGCAACATCGGCGCGAACACGTTCACGGTCAAGGATTACGCCGGAACCAACACGATCATCACGATTGCCGCAGGTGAATCCAAGTACATCTACATCACCACCAACTCAACCGAGCAGGGTACGTGGGGCAATCTGGGCTTCGGCGCAGGAACCTCGAACGCTGATTCGGCAACTCTTGCCGGATACGGCTTGTTGGCCAGCAGTGCAACTCTGAATCAAAGCCACCCGACCGTGTCTCTGGTCGATGGCTACACCCTGACCACCGCTGACCGAGCACAGACCTACATCTGGACCGGCGGTCTTGGCACGGCGATCCTTCCGACGGCGTCCACGACTGGCAACAACTGGTTCTTTCTGTTCAAGAACAACGGCACCGGCACCTGCACGATCAACACCACCGGTGGTCAGCTTCTGGATGGCAACACCACCAAGGCATTCGCTCCGGGTGAGTCGGCCTTCATCATTTCGACCGGCACGGCCTATGTGACCGTCGGCTACGGTGTAAGCACGCAGTTTGAATTCGGCGTGCTGACCAAGCCGGTTGTCTCGGGCACTTACACCTTGACGGCCAGCGAGGCATCGAACACCCTTCAGATCTACACCGGCACCCTGAGCGGCAACGTGACGATCATTGTTCCGCCGGTGGTGAACCTGTATGTGATCTCGAACCAGACCAGTGCTGGCGGATACACGCTCACGATCTCGACCGGTGCGGTTGGGGCCAACACGGCGACCGTTCCTCCTGCCGGTCAGGCCACGCTCTTCTGCGACGGCACGAACATCCTGAACGCCAACACCGAGCAGGTGGGTGGTACGACGTTCAGTCTGGTGAACGGCTCGGCCGGATCTCCTTCGCTGAACTTTGGATCTGAAACAAACACCGGTATCTATCGTCCGGGTGCGGGCCGCTTTGGCGTATCTGTCCTGAGCAACCTCATTCTTGACGTCACAGCCTCTGGCGTCGATATCAACGGCACAGGCAACTTCACCGGCGGAATTTCCGGGGGCACGTTCTAATGACGAAGAAGGTCTTCGCGCTCGATACCAAACCCGGCATTCAGCGGGACGGTACGCTCTTCGACAAGGAGTTCTATGTCGATGGCCGCTGGGTTCGGTTCCAGCGCGGGCGCCCTCGTAAGATGGGTGGCTATCGTCAGATCACCGACGCTTTGGCTGGACCTTCTCGGGGCATCTTCGTGGTGCCCCGAAACACGTTCAACAACGTCTACAGCGGCTACTCAGACGGCCTGCAATTGATCCCTATCGACAACAACGGCACCGGCTCCGGCATCACAGATCTGACCTTTGGCGGCGCTGTTGCGACCGTTAATACTTTGGTAGGTGGCACCAGCTATACCAATGGCACCTACACCGGTGTGCCACTGTCCTATGTGACTACCGGGAACGGTTCTGGCGTCAGTGCGACCATTGTGGTGTCTGGTGGCGCTGTGACGTCCGTCACGATCACCGGCGGAGGCTTTGGGTACCTGATCTACGAAAAGCTCACCGCCCCGGCTGCATTGATTGGCGGCACTGGCTCTGGTTTCTCTGTGCAGGTGGCCACCGTCACCTCGTCCTTTATTCCAAGCGCCGACAACCTGTGGCAGTTCGATACCTTCACTGACTCCTCGGGCACCGGCGAAAACCTGCTGCTGGCCCACGCCTCGCAGGACCTCTCTCAGATCGATAACGAGACGAACACACCGGTCTTTGCTGGAGCACTGTCTGGCACCAACATGAACCCTATTGGGGTGTTCACTCAGGTGGCCGCGACAATTACCAGCGGCTCTCCAACGGTGACCCTTTCGGCGATCAACACCAACATCGGCGCCGGTCAACTGATTACCGGTCCCGGCA